CAGAATCACAGGGCTTATTCCGCCAAGAATCATCCCGATCGGTGGTCTGTTTCTGACGGTGACAGTCGACCGGCAGCAAGCTGACGGGGGATTTAACCCATGGGTGTTGCTCGCTCATGGGGCTGACGATCGGGTGTGGGAGATTGACCACGGCCAATCGAATTCTCTGCTGTGGATCTGGGAAAACGTGATGAGAAAAACATATCAGCACGAGGACCAGGGGCCGGATCTCACTCCCATCATCAATGCGGTTGACTCGGGCTGGGCCACAAAAGAGACTTACGAATTTTGCAGCAGCAGGCTTGGCGTGATCCCCTGTAAGGGATCAACCGGAGACCTCGGTGGACAGCCGTACAAGATCGTCGAGCTGACGGACAAAAGCCGATCTGACTCGGAGGGTCAACCATTGATGCACATCAATACCGACTTCTGGGAGACCTCGCTACAGTCGATGCTCGACAACCGGCTGGCAAGCGAACCGGGGTCGCTAACGATCTCCAGACGACCATCAATCGACGTTGATTTTATGTCGCAGATTTGCAATGGGACGCTGTCGGACAAAAAAGACGCGCGAGGAAACCAGCGACTAACATGGACAAAATTGTACGAATCACAGCCAAACGATTTCCGCGACTGCATCAGATACGGGATGGCATTGGCGCGATCATGGATCGATTCTGAGGGGCTACCGGTTCGGGGGATAACTGCATCAAAGCCAGCTCCCGAAGCCGAGCCAAAGCCGTTTGTTCGCAATCCGACGTCTTCGCAATCGTCTGGTGGCTGGGTCCGAAGGGGGTCGAGATGAGCAAGCTGGAATTAACGAGACTTTGCAGGACGCGCGACGACGGGCCGTTGCCGGGTGATCCATGCCCATGCCGTGATTGTGATGGGAAAATCGGGGTCTATTGCGTGCGATCGCGAGGCGGGTTCGTGTTTCGGTTTTTGTGGTGTTTGGAATGCAAAGCAAAGCCAAAAAACAACAAATGGATAACTATTGAGAATACTATCGAATAGTACATAGCCATCTGACGGGGCTACGCAAGCGGATTTAAGCCTGCGTAAGATGCCCGCATGGCAAAATTCTCCACGAGTAACGAGTACACAGACGGCGAGCTTCTCGCGTTATATCGCGAGGCTTACGCACAGATCGCCGCTACTGGCGTTTCGTACGCAATCGCTGGCCGTCAGTGGTCCGCAGCCGACTTGCCGTCAATCCGCGATCAGATCGAATGGCTCGAAAGCCGCATCGACGGTGACGCAAAACCCGCGCAGAACCTAGCAAGGCTGGTGCGGAGATGAGTGTCACATCCGTGCTGGATTCGCTGGCCTATGCTGTCTCCCCTGAGTGGGGAGCCCGTCGCATTGCTGTGCGAAAAATTTTCGAAGCGTCGAACGAATCGGCCAGGCGCATCACAAACAGCGCTCTCGAAGCATCGGAAAGCGACCGTCTCAGAGAAGGCCGGTGGCTTGGGTCGAGGCTCTCAACCGATGCGTTTCTCAACGAGGATCTTGAGCGGACGCGGACGCATTCCCGAGAGCTCTACCGCAATGATTTCATCGGTGGGGCCGTCGATTCTCGGGTCGAACATTTCGTCGGAACTGGGTTTACGGTTCAAGCAAAAATCAATCCCGCCGCAGGGGTGATCACGCAGGACGAAGCCGACAGATACAACCAGCAATTGGAAGACCTTTACGCGCAAGTCGCACCGATCGCATGCAGGACGCGAAAGCGGTCGTTGTGGGCTAAGACGTGCTTGATTGCAAGGAATCTCGACGTTGACGGCGAATCGTTGGTAGTGTTTTCGGACGTGTCACATCCTGACGCACCGATCCCGCTGATTATCGAGGTGATCGACGTTGACAGGCTGGAAACACCGCCAGTGAAGACCACTGATCCGCTCTGCCGAATGGGGATCCAGTACAACGCACAGAAGGCAATCATCGGCTACTGGATTCGCAAAAACCATCCAAACGACGACAAAGAATTCGGGACAGAATACGACTTTGTAGACGCATCCCGAGTGTGTCACGTTTTCGTTGAATGGTTTGCGGGGCAGTCTCGCGGTCTGCCGTGGATGACTCGCAGCCTGAATCGAGCGAAGGACGGTAAAGACCTATCCGAAGCCGGGATCATCGCAGCGCAGGTCGAGGCGTGCTACGCGGTGTTTATTAAATCCAAGGCCAATCCGTTACGAAAAGCGGTCGGAGCGGCAACTGGCAGCGACACAGGCGGGAGCCGATTGCAGGACGTTCGACCGGGCAGCATTAACTACATTGGACAAGACGAAGAGATTCAGTTTTCGGTTCCGACTAAATCAAACTCAGTGGGATCGCTACAGGAATACAACAACCGAACTGTGGCAGCCGGGTGTAATTGGCCATACGAAATGCTGATGAAAGACTGGCGGGGCGTCTCGTTTGCCGGGGGCCGGATCATTCTTCATGGCGCAAAAATTACCGCTCGATGCAATCAAAAGCTAATCCAGGAAATGTTCCTCACGCAGTGGTGGAATCGGATGGTTGACGAGGCCGTGATTGTTGGAGCCGTTGATATCGATCCACGCAAATACTCCGGCAATCGATTCCGGTTCCGAGCTCATTCTTGGACGGCGCCGAGGTTCGCATACGCGCTAACGCCGGGCGAAGAGATTAACGCCAAAGTCACGGCGATTGATAACAACCTTGCGACGCTAGCCGACTCACTAGCCGAGGATCAACAGGATTTGGAAGTGGTGATCAAGCAACGGTCGAAGGAATGCGAGATGGAGCGCGAAGGCGACATCATCCCGAGCCAGCGGCTAATCGCTCAATCGCAATCTGCAGCCATGCAACAGTCCGGACAGAGTCAAGATACTGTTGAGCCGAGCGCACCGCAGCAGCAGGAAGAAACCAAGCAACAGGAAAGCGGGGCAACGAATTGACGAACCTAAATTCAATCAAGATGGTGGCTCCAAAGAAAGCTGAAATTCTCCTGTATGACACAATTGGTGAATCGGTTTTCGGGGGTGGCGCGAGTGCGGTAAGTTTTGCTGAGCAACTGTCGGCGATGGGCGACATTAGCCAGATTGACGTAAGGATCAATTCGCCGGGCGGGTCAGTGTTTGATGGGCTGGCGATTTACAACACGCTCAAAGACAGTCCCGCAAATGTCAGTGTTTATGTTGACGGTCTAGCAGCCTCAATCGCCACCGTGATTGCGATGGCTGGCGACACGATTAGCATGGCAGAAAACGCAGTGTGGATGGTCCACGATCCGAGGGCGGTCGAGTCAGGAACATCCGACGACATGATGAAAATGGCGTCAACATTAGAGACTCTAACGAGCAGCGCTGTCGGAATTTATGCCAGCCGCACGAAGCAGGGCGAAGCAACGATCAGAGCAGCAATGAAGGCCGAAACATGGTACTCGGCAGCAGAGGCGAAGGCCGCAGGGTTCGTGGATTCCATCACGCCAAACAAGCAAATAACCGCGTCATTCGATGCGAAACAATTCCATAAGGCTCCTGATTGGGTTCAGAAGCAACTTACAGCAATGACCATGTTTAAGGAGCCGAAACCGGTGACAGAACCAATTTTAAAACCCGAAGAAAAGCTGATTGCCCAAACCGTCAAGGCCAACGAGATCGCGATGGCTGTTACCGCTGCAATCCAAAAGGCCACAGCCGACGAGGCGAAGCGACAGACGACCATTTCCGCGCTGTGCTCGCAGGCCAAGCAGCCGACGTTGGCAGCCGCGTTTTGTGCTGACGTTTCTATCACGGTGGATGACGTTCGGAACAAGCTGTTCGAGGCGTTATGCAAGGCGAATGGTCCTCTCGGGGACCAGGGCGGGACGGCTGCAGACGACGGAAAGCAGGTCGATGAAAACGAAACATACCGTGCCGAATTCAAGGCCGAAAAAGCCTACGCCGCGTCGATGAGCGAAGCGGAATATATCGCGATGCGTCGAATCGATGACGGCATCGACCGACTTCCCACATCGTCCAAGTGAGCAGCAACACAAACACAAAACAAGGAGATAAAACATGGCTGTCACAGCCAATCAGTTAGTGAAAGTTCAGGACGGTGACCGACGGTCTTACCCGGTTGCCGCGTCGGTCAATGTGCTTCAGGGTACGTTGGTCTACCTGACCGCCGCAGGGTTCGCGACAGACGTTACCGCAACGGGCGTCAATGGGTTTGTTGGCGTGGCGGTCGGACAGGCCGATAACACCAGCGGGGCAGCGGGTGACATCCAAGTTGAGGTGTATACCGATGGTGATTTCGAGCTCGTTGGGGCTGGGACGTACACTCAAGCAAACGTCGGGGATTACGTCTACGGCGACGACAATTACGTGATCAATACCGCGATCGGGTCGACCAGTGTTCCAATCGGTCGAGCGGTCGGATTTGTCAGCGCGACGCGATTGATTGTTGAGATTCATCCGACTGGTGACGGTGCGTTGCCGGTGGCTGCGCTCACGACGATTACTCCCGCAGATTCGGCAGGCACGCCAGATTACGCGATCGCTGCAATCACCAATTCAAGTCCGTTCGGGTTCTCGAATGCAGCAGAGGCAATCACGCTGCTGTACGTGATCCAAAATCTGCAACGTCGTGTTCTGGATCTCGAAAAACGTCGCGCTTGATCTGAAAAAAACACCAGAAAACAAAAACTCTTGAAGGGAGTTAACCAATGGCTCTTGATACCGCGAAGGCGACCGTAACATTACGGACGCTGACGAAGAAGTTCGACACTCGGGTGGCTGCGGCTACTCCGTTTTATCCGCAGCTGTGTACCGTGATCCCGAGCGATGGGGCTGACGAAGCCTACGGG